GGGCTTATATTTTTCTGACATATTGTATTCCTTGTAAAAACTAATATCAGCTATAATAACACATATAAGCAATAAGTCAACTGATAATGATAAATAAGAGTGTGAAAAGAATTCGCAAGTTGGGACAAGGCGCCAACACGTTCGTCCAGTAGAAATACTAGGGCGGTTTTCTTTGACTAGACGCTGTGGTAAAAGTTTTCTGGATATCTTCTTTTATTTACAGTGCTTGCTTGTTCAGTGTAGGTGTATAGCAATATAAAACTAGCAGCATCAGATTCAGATTTAAAACGAATATCAGCACTGTGGTCTGCCCAGCGTATATTATACCTTTCATTAACGTTGCTGTATTGTTCTTGCATTAATGCCAGGAACGAGTTTTTATTTTCCATATATCCTGGCAGTAACTGCCCATCTTTGTCAGACAAATCAATGTTAACCAGATATTTCCACTCACAGTTTTCCAGTGGTTTGGCGTAAATAAATTTAAACTTTGTATGCATTTAGGAAACTCTGAAAATCTTCATTGTGCATGGCTAGCCAGAAGTATGTTTTCTCTGAAAACAGGATAATTTTTGGCCATCTGCCTGTCATTATAAAATATGGACAATCCATAAACCTATCTAACTCTAGTAGGAACTTAAAGGTAATTCTTTGCTCACGTATATCAACAGTGTATTTCTCTAGTTCTAACTTGTTTACTAAAAAATGGTAACCATTCTCGTTTAACCGTAACCCACCGTTCTCTCTGATGTTTTGCCAAAAAAAACTATACGAGGTACTATCACTAACAGTTAAGTCACTGTTTTTGATAAATGCTTGTGTATACTGGTATTTTGTTAAGGATATACCACACTTCCTTTTTTAAGAAGGACTACAGTGAACTCGTCACAGCCAAAGGCTTTGTTTAGTTTCTTAGCCAGGTTAATAGCATGACCACTATTGCTGAAGCTAACTTTTTTATATTTAGGTCCAGGATAATTTACTAGGATGTTTTGTGATTTTAGGTTAATAGCACGGCCCTTATAATATACAGTCCAAATACCATCGCTAGCTAACACCTGCTCAGATTTATATGTATTCTTGTCAATCTTCTCTAAGAGAACTTCTGGCTTGGGTCTACTCATATGCGTTGTCCTTTTAATTAACTACGCATATATTTATCTATATTTTCATAGAAAAATAGGGCCATTACAGCCCTATTTTAATTTACTTGGTTAGTGAATATTAAAACTTAAACCGTAAACCAGCAGTAATAGCCTGGGTATCCCATTTATCAGTTCCTGATAAATTAGTTACAGTAATATCATCACTGGTTAGATACTGATAACGAGCAATCAAATCAATGTTGTCTGCTACTGCATATCCAACGCCAGCTGAGGCACCGTAAACAAATCCTGCGTCATCTACTGTGCTAACCCCTGTGCCGTCTGCCCAGCCATACCCAAGGTTAATACCAACGAATGGAGTAAACTTGCTGTTAGTATTGATGTCATAGTATACACCAGTTAATAGTGAGTCTACTTCAACTTCACCAAGTGAAGTATTATCTCCACTGGAGTTCCGGACACCAGCAAGATCAACACGAACTTTACCAAAGTCTTTTCCCAAGGCAAGTCCCATTACACTGGAGTTATCACGCCCGTCGTCGGCATTAACAGTTGATCCAAATTGACCTTCAATGTAGTAATTTTTTGCATCTTCTGCATGGGCAGTTGAAGCAATAAAGAGTGCAGCAATAGCTGCGATAGTTGTACGAAACATATGTTATCCTTTCCCTATGTTAACAAGTGTATTGTAGCATAAGGAAGTCGAAATACCTAAAAGTTTCCGGATAATATTTCTATTTGCGTAGGGTTTGCGTTTTCCTGTTCCAGTTCTACAATGCGGTCCTGCAACTCAAGCGTATACTTGATTAGTTTTTGATACTCATTAGCGGCGTGTTGTGCCTCTGATCTAGTAATACTAATACTAGGACTAACGCCAATGGTTGCCTTCTTTACAAACATTTCTAGGTTATTAAAGTTTGGTAATCTCATAGTTTTTTCTGTTTTTCTTGCATCTCAAACTTGCTCATGTATGGTCCAACGAATTCATTCTTGCCAAGAGTAAGTAACTTAGGACAATAACTTGGAAGCCAACCGCTTTCAAATTTAATAATATAATATCCAGCACAATAGAAACTCTGACTCTTGGCAGTCTTAGTATACAACGGCAACTTCCGCTTTAAGTCAAAAATGTCATTAAACGGTTTGTGCTTACATGGAAACCCGTGTACGTCAAAGTCCTTGTTTTTATCTTCTGTTGCTACTACTTCGTTGCCAGTAGCAAATTTAATTTCTGTTGAGTCGCACAATGATTTAATATCCGTAAACTTAAAGTTTTTTTGATTAATAGTAAGAACCAAGTCCTGAGTTTTACGCAGGGTGCCAACTTTTTCACCGTTGCGCTCTATAATCCAAAACTTTTCGTCAATGATGGGTTTAGCAAGCAACATCTTTATCCTTCTCCATATAACTCTTTTGTAACCATTCTGCATACTTAGGCGCTTCGTCTGCAATACGCTTTAGCTCATACTTACCGCAGAACTTTAAAAACTTTGCTCCCACCATGGAATTATTCTTAGGAGCCATTTGATCTTTCATTGTAGAGTCAATATACTCTTTGAGCTCTTCAGGCTGCGCTGTTAAGTCTACCAGTACACGATTGCGTTCGTAGTCATCTAGTACACGATGTTCGTCACCGTTATGATCTGTCCAACGTTGCAGCATCATGTTATTCCAGTTATAGCCTTTGTTGTCACGATCTTCAAAAGCCTCTAAAAGCCCTACTTTGTTCTTAGTACCTTTTTTGCGGACTCCAGGGTATGCGCTAAAAATGTTATCAGTTGGATCGCCACGCATGCATTTCTCGAACAGTAGCCATTCCGGATCAGGCGCCGGCTTAGGATCCCCTGTTTTTTTGTCTTTAACTGGTTTGCCGTGGTCATCAAATACTCCTTGTAGTGTAATCATATTGTTAGAAATACCATTATACTGTTTAACATTGTCGCTAACCAGTTGTACAAAATCGGTGTCGCTACTAACAATAACATGATTGTCTTGGGGATGCATGTGAATAAACCGTGCAATAATATCATCTGCTTCTGCAATATCACATTGTAATGTGCTACAATTTGCATTTTCTACCAGGAACTTAACCAGGGAATCATATGCTTCAAAGAACAAGGAATCTTCTTCTTGTTCTATCTCTGTCTTTGCCTGTCTAGCGGCAACACGATGTGCTTTGTAAGGCTTAAAGAAGTCCTTGCGCCAACTGCGGCCTTCTAGAGCAAAAACCACATGGTCAGCTTGACTAATACGCCAGGCGCGGTTAACTGCACTCATTGTTACATGGATAGCAAAGCCTACTTTGGTCCACATATCCATGCTACGATGTGCGGCGTGGCGAGCGCGAAAGAATGTATTAAGGGAGTCTACAAGTAAATATGTTGTCACTTTTTCCTCATTAGTCCTGAACTGGGTTTCACGGTTCTCTTAACTACTTTAGTATTACTCATTATACTAGTATTCACGCCAGATGTCAACCGCGGAAGTAAAAATTTGTACCAGGCACTATGAGCATCAATACCGTAATGATGGCTTCCGTATCTAACAGTTAAAAAACCCTGGTCTGCCAACCATTGATAATATGTGCCACTTTTATCGTAAGGACTAACATAACTATCTCCCCAGTCTCGGTGTTCATCAACATCAAAATGACTATATGAATTAAAGAAAATATGCCGTATTCCCAGCTTATTTAAATGTTGGTGAAACTCCCAGATCTTATCATGCCACTGCTGACATTTTTCTTTGACTACCTCAGGAGTTTGGTCAATAACCCATTGCTTGTAACGGTCACCAAACTCTGGTGGAACACTGTCAGTGCCACTGGCAGTTACCTGAATATAAGTTTTATCTCCTTGTAACCATTCTTCCCGTTCCCAGGTACTCCATCCAATAATGAACACTCTGTCGTGGATATTAGTAGTAAGAGCATCTGCATATTCCCGGGTTGTCCTTAAAATACGGTCATTGCTACTAGCACTCTCTGCATCTAGAAAAAACCCAGCATTGAGTGCTCGGGCTAGTTTAAATCCGTATGTATGGGGGATAGCATCTGGATGGGGGCGTCGTTGCCAGGCAGTGTATTTTGGATCATCTGCTGCAAAGCAATAGTCTTTAACCAACTCTGCACCTGCACTATGGCTGTCACCGTTTACATAGATGATCATTATTTGTATTCAGCTTTGCCATCGCCTAGATCATTTCTAGTAACCATGGCTTCGTCTTTTTCATATGTTTCCATAACTACCTGTCTGCAAACATCCTGGAACCAACGATCAACCATGTCTTCTTCTACGTCATCACGATATCCTGCTTTAAAGAGCATTTTAATAAACTGTGGGTTCCAGTCAAGTTCAAATGCCCCACTGCCAGGATTTTCTGGATCAACTTCTAGATCAATAACACTAACCCAGGGCTCGTCCCTTTCAGTTGCAATATCTTTAGCCGACTTTTTTGTTGTTCGTTTAGGGGTGTTAACTTTCTTAGCTTTACCCATGCCCATTGCTTTTTTAGCTGAATCTAGAAGTCCCATTCTAATATTTCTCCTGTGTGTGCTCTAAAATTATTTACTTCTGTTGGATCTAGTTTGCCCACGACCACAGCCGCCGCCGTTAATGTGTCACTGTGAGCAATAATAACATGTGGCAACTCGTTTTCAGTATCCTGTATTTCTTTTAAGAAACTGTATACTCTGGAAGCCACATCCTTTAAACTTTCGCCATTCTCAGGAGCATCTTGCCAGTTTAATTGAGTATCCAGACGCTTGCCAGTTAGGTTACCATAATCACGATCTCTAATAAACGGGCTTACTTGTTGTGTTTTATTCCAACTAGTATTATCACATATAATTTTTGCTGTATTAAAACTACGTCTTAGGTCACTGCAATATACATTGGCTACCACTGAGTACTTATCAGACAATTCTTTTGCTACATCGGTAGCCTCAATTACGCCCTGTTCTGTTAACTCAGGGTCCAGCCAGCCAGTGCATAGATTTTGTGCATCATACTCATTTTGAGCAGTTTTAATCCAAACTGTTTTCACATTCCGTTCTTTCTTAATCGGTCTGCTAAATCTTCGTCAATATTATCTGAGTGATCAGTCACTACAGCTGGCTCAACTTGCGGCATACCAGTTTCAGGATTATGTTCCCCAGGCGTTACCGAAAACGTCGACATGAAGCCGCGGGGAGTAACGATAACCTTTTTCAAGCGCAAGTTCTGCGACAGCTTTTCCGTTTTTAAAGTAACTGTCTGTTGTGCCTCCGACAGCCATGAGGTATACCGGCGCATGGACTCCCTGGGATCCATATACTGACACAGCCCTGTCCACTTCTGCCACATCATCGAGATCACAAACCACAAACTTGAAATACAATTGACTGCCAGGAACATCACTGTAAGACCTAGCAATAACAGGCTTAATAGCATCATCCCAACCATGTCCGCTAACTGATAGTTTTGGGGAGCATGACCATGTAACATGTAGTCTTGGTGTATCTTCGAGGTAAGATTTGAAATCATCGTGCAAACTCTGCGTGGTATTTGTTTCAAAGGTAACATTTTTTAAATCCTTCATTCGGGGATGGTCAAATAATTCTGTATACATACGCTGCCATCCTAGTAGTGGCTCTCCGCCAGTAATTACTAGATGGACATCTTGTCCATTTTCTTGTGTCCAACGGCCATTGGGTACCAACGTCAGTAGATAATCAACTAACCCATCAACGTCTGTTGTAGTTTGGAATCGTTTAAACGCTGGGTGCCAGGCTGCATAACTATCACAGCCTGTTGTTGCTAGTGGGAGATCATCCAATTTCTTATAACGATCTGGATTTTCTTTAACTTGTGCTGCAATGTCATCTGGCTCAGTAGTTTCTTGGCCATGTGGTAACCCAAATCCTGGGCATGTGAAATTACAGCCATACATACGAAGAAAAACACTGGGAACACCAGTAAATCTACCTTCGCCCTGAACACTATAAAATGCTTCTGTATATCTTAGTTTCATGGTCTTTTCTCCACGATCTTATCGGCTAGTCCATAATCCAGTGCTTCTTGTGCATTTAAGAATGTGTCGAACTTCATAGTTTCAAACAATTCTTCGTAACCTTTGCCTTTTGAATTATGCTTGACATAAAGCTCAGTGAGTCTCTTATTGATCTTCTTGCTTTCCTCAAAGCTACGTTTAGCATCTTCAAATTCTAATTCCTGTACATGGACTGAACCGCGTGTACTAGGTGTGCCTGAGCTTACACGGTGGATCATTGTGCGTGACTCTGGTAGCACAATACGCTTGCCTGCTGTGCCTGCTTGTGCAAGGAAACTTCCCATGCTGCATGCCTGTCCTACAACGACAGTTGATACATCACACTTGATAAACTGCATAGTATCATAGATACCAAGTCCTGCGGTTACAAGTCCACCTGGGCTGTTAATATAAAGTGTAATGTCAGCATCATGGCTCTCGCTTTCCAAGAACAACATTTGTGCCACTACTAAATTAGCACTGTTGTCATCTACAGCACCATTTAACATAATGATACGATCTTTAAGCAATCGACTGTAGATGTCATAACTGCGTTCGCCTGCACTGGTCTTTTCTACTACAATAGGTACTAACATTTAAATCTCCTGTGGTGCATAAATTGCTGAATTGGCTCCGTGTTCTGCACACTCTACCTTAACACAATAACAACGATTATCAGTTGCTTCACGTATAAGTTTGTCTGCAAAATTAAATGCGTGTTCTGCAAACTTCTCTGCACCAACACCATCAAAGATTCTAATCTCTGCTAAGTCCATTTCCTGTAATTCCATAAACTTATCCAAGTGTGGATCGTTTTTATCAATTGCTGTCTTGTGATCAAAGTGGTCTTCTAACCATGCTTTGAGTGGCTTCAATCCGCCAAAGTCTACTGCCCAGTTCTTGTTATCCAGTTCATCACAACCGAATGTGAATGTAAATGCTAAACTGTAACCATGTAGCAAATGGCAATGTGAATGATCTGCGTTTGGTTGACGGAAC